CTAACATTATGTTACAATTAAGTAACGCAAATCACGCTACAATCAAGCAACAATATGTAAATGATTTAACTTGCAGTGATGGAAAGTCTAGTATATCCTTGCAAGTTTGATAACCTCATAACAAATGTTTTTAATATTCATGTTTTCGAAGTATACGTTTCCTAATTTATAATTTTCAGTAAAAGCTTTAAAGTATCTTGATTTATTTAATGTATTTAACAAAAGTGTGTTAGGTGTGTGGTCGTCTTTAGTTATTGCGTAAATTAAATTTTTAGAAGTGTCAATATCTTTACTCACCCACATTTTACCTTGTTGGTATGATATCCATACACCAAAGGAATTACCCTTATAGATAAATGTAAATAAGTAATTACATTTACCTTTTTTCTTTTCTATAAAACTTTTGTTATCTCTCAAAAACTTATTTTCTATTGCATAATCACCATAAGGTGTATTTGCGATTAATTTTCCGAATCTAGTTTGTTTCTTTTTTTGAATGTATTCTTGATTTTGTACTAATTCAATTAATACATCATTTTTACAGGTGATGTTTTTACCATAAGGTAATTTTAACTCAAAAAATAAAAAGTAAGGGTTAGTGACTGTTAAAGCGTTAGATAAAAAGAAAACTCTTGCATTGTCTCTTGTGCGGAATACTGTTTCAAAAAGATCAAGAAAATTAGTTACCTCATCTGGGAGGTAATGATGTGCACCTTTATCTAAAATAAATTCGTCAAAAATTATTGTTGTTACTTTAGGGAATGCTGTTGATTTTTGAATTTTTGCTGTGGACAATGGCATATAATAGCCTATTGTTTTACCATCTTTTTTAAACTCACCTTTATTAACAGTAAATTGACTATCTGGGTATTCATGTTGGATATCATTGAAAAAAGTTTTAATTTTTTTAAATTCGTCTTTAAAACGTCTTACATACACAAATTGTTCACCATTTTTTATTGCTCGATTTATACAAAATTGTTTTGCGCCATATGTTTTACCACCACCACGGTTACCAATGATAAAATTAAATAATGCATTGTAACTTAATGATTTATTAATGTCCCAGTACATTGACATTTTAGTCTCACCTCTTATAAAATAAGGGAGTACTATGGTTAGTAGATAAGCAACCACGCCAAAAAGAGTGTAATAGGCTCTCCACCTTTGGTTATTACATCTTTATCCACTATTAAACCATAATATCCCTTTATTATATTATATCATATTTTTTCCAATTTGTCAAGTAGTTTTTTTGCTATAAATTCATTGTAAAAAGTTCTGGCATTAGTATTACACCACCCTCTACTGTTTTTGGTCTTAATTTTCCCTCAAATTGCGTTCCCTGTTTAAAGTTATGCCACGTAACATACTTATAACATTTATCAGGCATGCCTGCACAAGTAACAGAGGGTGGGAAACCTGTTGAATCCTGTTGAAAAACATATAATTTATTATTAAATTTATTAACAATAAATGGTTTAATCTCATTAGGTTTATTATAAGGGTTATAAATAATGCCCTTTTTAGTCCTCATAAATTTAGCTTTTTTTAATTTTTCCTTTTCTGTTTCATTTTCACTCACATATAAATTATCGTTTAGTAATATATTATATTCGATATATCTTTTTGTTCTTAAAAATCTTGCTTTATAAAATGTTGATTCGTGTGCCCATGCACCTAATTTAAAATCATCTATATCAATATACTTTGGTATATCTGTACCTAACATATGTATACTATCAGTATCGGAATATAGATATCTGCTTTTACCTGTTTCTTTAATTGATTTTTCGTGTATTTTTTGTGACGTTGAGATAGTTTTATATCTTGCATATGCTGTTATAAATGTACCAACAGGTATATATATTGGCTCTCTTAATTCTTCTGGTAAAGTTTCATATTTAACTATATTTTCTGGTGATAAATATGGTTTTTTACTGCGTATGTGCGGATTGAGTGCAAATTTACCATAAAGATTATTTAGCATTAATTTAGCAATAGTTCTTAAACCACTATTTCCTAATTTTCCTGCATTAATTTTAATGTCTGTCCATTTATCAATATATGACTTAAATAAATTATTACTACCTTTAAACATGTAACCGCCCATATACTCTATGCAATAAACATCATAATGTTTAAAAAATAATTTTAAATCTATGTTTGTTAAACATAACTCTGGCATCTCCATACCGCTGTCTGTTAAATATTCCGTAGCTATAAATTGTGGGTTGTGTTTAAGCTGTATTGTAGGTATGTGATTTTTTTTTAATTTAAATGCACATCGTAATTTTTGTACATATAATGGGTATGCCTTATTTGTTTTATATTTACCCTCAAAAGCTATTGGTACACCATAGGGCATTAACTCATTATACATAACAGATGGGTATAAACTATTAACATCTAATACTATACCTTGTCCAACATTTTTTCCTGTGTATTGAGGGTTAGCGTAGGTAAATCCACCTCTATATGACATACGTATTTTGGCGTCATCTTCTAATGTTAAAGGCGGAAACATTTTTTTAAAATTTTTACCCATTAATTGCTTATACTCTTTTAATGCACAACTGCCTATTGTCATTTTATTTAGACCTAGTTTAAACATCTCATATAATGCCATTGCCACTATTTGACAATCATTTTTTAAATAATCAATCTCATTTTGTGTTATTTCGCAATCTTTATTGTGTCGGTCGTAATCAATTTCACCCTTTTTAATTGGTAAATTAAAAGAATTAGCAATTTGTTTAACACTAAATCCGGGGAATAGTTTCATTGCGTCGTAAATTGTCACCTTTTGCACATGTTTACTATAACTATCTTTCCTAAAATAAATTGTAAAACAATAAAATTTACCATCATCTGATATAATAGTTGTAAAACTATTATTTGTAGTATCTTTTTTATCCTTAACCCATTTGTAATTATTTGATAGTAAGTGGTGGAGTATAAAATTACCATCAAATTTAAGGTTAAAAAAGTATAATGTATGATTACCGCTTATTTTACAGTATTGTAACAACTCATCTATTGTAGACCCGTGTATAAAATTATCTGGGTTGCCTACCTCAGATAAACCCCAAATCCAAACACTTGTTGGCTCGGTTGTAGTTGTTTCAAAATCTGCTGAAAAAATCACGGTGATTTGTTGTTGTTGTTAGTCTCCACCTCATTAGCTAATTGTTTAAAAAAATCATGTAATGTGTCATAAATATAATCTGCCTCTTGTGGCTCATAAATAAAATCAATGCTTGCTACCTCATCACCATCATAATAACATTTAGCAATTTTATCTAAACCAATTTTAAAAAACAAGCGTTCCATTTCTTTAACCTGTTCTCCAGAAAAAACTGTTGCAAAAGACTTAAGCCAATATTCAGTTACTAGTTTATTTTTATTTTTTTGTCCATTGGCGGAAATAGAATATTCTACTCGTCTTGCAAAATTCCTAAAATCATTTAAAGATTTTGCAGAATTAGCATTAAATTTTATTGGTTTTAATGATTCTCTTTGTGCCATTCTTGTCCCTGTAATTTCTTGTCCTGCGTATTTAACAGGCGCATTATCAATTTGTTGTTGGATTTTTTTTCTTTTAGCATTCTCTTTTTTAACGTGTTTTTCTGTGACAGTTTTTTCCCATAATGTTAAATCAAACCCGTTATCAGTTGTTACAGTTTTTTCCATACCCCTTTTTGAAAATAACTGTAAGTTTCTAATAACTCTGTTTAAATCATGTCTATTACCGATTTGTTTTTTTAATTCTTTTACATAAACTCTTTCAGGCATACTTTTTTTGTTTTCAGGATTTTTTTTATTAACATAGTCAAGTTTAGCATTAAAATTTTTAACTGCTTTTTGGAGTTTTTTTAAGTCTGCATTATCCTCAAAAACTTTTTTATAACTCATTTGCTAACACCATCCAAAAAAATCTCTACATCTGTTATATTTTTAAATTTTACGCCCTTATCATTTATTATTAAAAAACCCCTTTGCTCAATTTGTTTGTAAATATTAACACTTGCAATATTTATACAATTTTTTATTTTAAACCCAAAACGTTTACTTAAGCTATTTATTATCCGCGTTTCTTCTTCTATTAAACGCTTGTGAAATTTTTCTAAATGATTTTGACTGGAAAAAACAAATTGCCAATTTGTTATAGTTATGGCTTTATAGGGGGAAATATCTAAATTATACTCAATATTTGCACCTCTTGTCATTGTATCACCTCATTTAAAATTGTGGCACTGTTAAAGTGCCACAATGATATTAAACAACATCAAATGTCAAAATATTTTTTTCTGCCTTTGAAATTTGTTTTATTTTAATAGTTATTGGTCTATCCCATTGGTTAGGCTCACCGTAAACGTCAAATAATTTTTTAAGACTATTAAAAATACCAATTGATACACAAGCATATCCGTTACTTTTATCATCAATTAAAACTATTCTGGGACAAGTTATAGTTTCGCCTGTTTGTGGATTTGTACAATTAACAACCTCACAAAAAACATGTTTTAATGCAATTGTCTCATTAATACAATCTTTTAATCTTTTTGACGCATTATTTTGCACATTAAAAAGTGTCTTTTTTTCCTCCGTAGTATTTGCTGACATACTACTATATGATAGTGTTCTTGAGGTTAAATCAACAATAAAATTTTCACCATCCACATTTTCTTCAATTTTATTCGTTAATTCGGTATCTACTGTTGTAGATAAATCATAATTTGTATTATATTCCATTTTTAACTACTCCTTTAAATCTTAACTTCAACAGCTTTTTCCAAAAAATCTTCTGCTGTCATTCTGTATTTTTTTTCCTTAAAATTTATTTCTTTTATGACAACTGTTTCATTTTTTGGCAATTGTAAAATTTGTTTTACAATTTTAGGTGCTGTTTTAGATGTAACAGTGTCAAAAGTTTTAACCTCCTGTAAATTTGTTGTAACTATGTTACCATTTACAACTTTAATTATTGCTGACTTAATGGTGTACTCTTTAAAAATTTTAGTAATTGACCTCAAAATAATCACCACCTTAAATTAGGGGTATTAACATCTGCATAATCATAACTTGTGTTTATTACCTGCTCATAGTTATTATTGTACCCCCAGATTAAAAATTGCGTACTACTCATTTTTACACAAACAAAATGTGTTAAATTTTTGTCATTATCTGCCACCCACATTACAATCCTATTAGGGGATTGTTGTAAAAGTGAGAAATTAACGATTTCCAAATTTTGAACATCTTGTATGTATTTTTTCAAAACTGAATAAGGACTATAAAAAGTATTCATCATTTTACCTCCTTTATTATTTTATAAAATTTTACCTCCTTTATTTATAATATTGACATGGTTGCCCTCATCAGTGGATAAATACCATTTATCCAGACGGAGTAAATTACTCCGTTTCGGCTTTAGTTTCTATTTGTTTTTAAAAAATCATCTAATTTTGATAAATTTTCTTTTATTGTTTTACTTTCAAAAATTTTACAATAATCGTTATTCCCCATTCTTACATGATACTCAAAACATGTGTCATGTAACACTATAAACCAATTTTTAAACAACAATACAATTTTATCATTGTACACATATGTCTGTTTATTATTTATACCAAATTTTTCAGTTACATATCTGTAAATTTTTTTCTTTTTGTCCATCGTGCACTCCTTTTGACGTGGTTATTATGAGTGGAGTAAAAACTCCACCCTTAATTACGGCTCATTTACAAAAATAACATTTTCATAATAATTTTATAATCCTCTGTTCTTTTCCTAAAATCACTATCGGTATCGGTATCAATTGCATTTCCTGCACCATCTTCCCACTCTTTAAAAGCTTCATTTAAAGTTAAGTTTTTGTCAAGTTTTTCCATTTCAGGTAATAACACTGTTATTGCCTGCTCCACATTTTGTGAAAAAATCGTGCCAATGTACTTGTTATCATTATCAAAAACCAGAAAATTGAATGTGGTTTTTTCACCGATAACGTAACCGTCCTTAAAGTTAAAATTTGCAAATGATTCGATTGTTCTTAGCATTTTTACTACCTCTTTCATAAAATAATTTTTATAAGGTGGAGAACCTTTCCTTTACCTTATGTATATATTATACCACATCTTTTTTGATTTGTCAACACTTATTTGCAATTTTTTAGCTTAAATAGACTTAAAATTTGCACGAATTTATTTGTATTTTTTGTGCAGATTTGACAAAAACGAATAAAAATGATATAATAAAGAAGGGTGATTTTTATAAAATTTGAATTATTAAAAGAACTAATTAAAAGAGTACTGAATATAAAATCTATTATGGCTTTTATACTCACTCTTACATTTGCTATTTTAGCTATAAAAAATATTATCACACCTTCAGAATTTATGACAGTTTTTACGGCTGTCGTGGTTTACTTTTTTGTCGATAATAAAAATAATAACGGAGGTAATAAAAATGAATAGTCCTTATATGGGTAATTTTAAGGTAACACAGGAGTATAAAGGAGCAACTCATGATGGATTAGACCTTGTCGGTATTGACAGTAAGGAGATACACTCAACAGTTAATGGAGTTGTGGAGTTTGCAGGTTGGGAAAATACTAGTAATCATAGTCAAGGTTTCGGGCAATATGTAAAAATAATTGACAATACATCGGGCTATGGTTTTTACTTTGGACATTTGTCAAGCATTAAAGTTAAAGTTGGACAAAAAGTTAAAATAACCGATGTAATAGGTATTGAGGGTAACACTGGTAATAGTACTGGCAGTCATTGTCATTACTGCATACGTAAAAATGGTAAAGGTACACATATTGATGTGTCGGATTACTCTGGCATACCTAATAAATTAGGTACATATAACGATGGTTACACATCAACAACAAAATCAAATGAGTTAACAGTAACATTAACTTGTGACGGTAAAACTTATAGTGGCACATTAAAGGGTTAAGGAGAGTATATTTATGAGTATGACAATTGAGGAGTACAATGCAATAACAAAAGATTTACTTGCTAATGTATCAGATGTCGGCAAAGTAAGTCAATATTTAATGCAATTAACTGATGATTATAGTGCAACATTAGCAGAATTAGCTACTGCTAACCAAAGAGCAGAAGAATTAACAACTGCTAATGAGTCTTTACGTAACGCAAATATGGAGTTGTTTTTAAAAATAGGTAAAACAGACCCTACCTCAAAGGGTAGGGAAGATGAAGATGAAGATGAAGATGAAGAAAAATTAAATTTTGATGATTTATTTAACGATAAAGGAGAGTTAAAGTAATGGCTACAAAAGATACAATTGTAAATATGTTAAATACAATAAGGGCAAATGGTACTCCGACATATCGAGAGCGCATACCACAGGCAACTATAGATAACATTACGTCTGTTGCTAATCCATTAATGACATATGCTGATTCACTCAACGAATTTTTGACAACATTAATTAATCGTATTGCTTTTACAATTGTACGTAATAGAGATTATCATAATCCATTAGAGATTTTAAAACAGGGGTCAATGCCACTTGGTTTTGATATACAAGAGATTTTTACAAATCCCGCAGAAGCTCAAGCCTATAATGTAAAATCAACTGATTTATTAGCACAAACAATACCAGATGTAAAAACATGTTACCATAGATTAACACGTAGAGATAGATATAGTGTAACTGTATCTAACGAGGATATTAAAACTGCTTTTACATCATATGATAATTTAGGTAATATGATTGACAGTATAGTTAATACATTATATAGCGGTAATTATGTTGATGAGTTTATATTAGCAAAACAATTATTTAGTAACGCATTAGAAAATAATAAATTAATACCTGTTGTGACAAATGATATAAATGATGAAACATCAGCTAAAGCATTTGTTAGGACTGCAAGACAAATGTACCGCAATTTTTCTTTCCCGTCAAGTAGTTGGAATTCATGGAGTATTTCGGGCGGTACAGGTAAACCTTGTATAACATGGTGCAATCCAGAGGATATAAGATTAATTATCACCGCAGAATTAGAGAGTTATTTAGATGTTGATGTTTTATCCGTAGCATTTAACATGGATAAAGCCCAGTTATTAGGTCAAACATTGGTTGTTGATGATTTTGGTACAATGTCAGATGGCACGCAATCTAAACTGCACGCGGTAATTATGGATAAGGCATATACGCAAATCTGGGACAATGAAAGAATAATTAAACAATTTGACAATGGGTCAAATTTGACGATGAACTATTATTATCATGTATGGCAAACTTACAGTGTCTCACCATTTGCCAATGCGGTAGGATTTGTAACGGAGTGATTTATTATGGCTTTTACACCATCAACTAACTTAAGACTTTTAAATGTACCTTTAACACCAGATGGTAAATATACCATTGATTTTAACTCAAAAAATGAGCAGTTTAATTATTTTATTAGCAAAACTGTTAAAAATGTTAATGATTTTACATATCAGCGTAAAGATAATATCATTAGGATTAATGCTGAGATTGATACACTATATAATTGTAATTATGTTATGTATCAAAATAGTAATTATACAAATAAATGGTTTTATTGTTTTATTACTGATATGGAGTATGTTAACAATAACGTAACACACATTAAAATTGATACAGATGTTTTCCAAACATGGTTGTTTGATTTTGAGTTGCAACCATCTGTTGTTGTTAGGGAGCATGTTATTAATGATACCTTTGGCAAAAATACTTTGCCCGAAAATTTACCAATTGGTGACTTAAAAATTATTAATAGTACACCAATAGGCGATAATTTATCAGCACAAACAGCTCAAGAATTTGATGAAAAGTATTATTGCGTCGTTATGACGTCGGAAATAATAAAACATATATCAAATAATATGCCAAAAGTTGATAGTTTTGTTGGTGGTGTTACGAATCCATGTTATATGTATGCAACAGATTCTACGAGTTTCCACTATTTTATTGATAAAATAAATGATAACGGTCAAGCAGGGGCAATCGTATCATGTGTTGCTATTCCTAAATTTTTTTGTAAATACCATAAAATTGATGAAAATGAACCAGATAACCCTAATCCACCTATTACATCTGATAGTAATTATTTAGGGTCACCATATAACACTAATTTTAGATTAGTTAACGTGTATGGGTATTCTCCAGCTCATGGAGGTCAACATGATGGTCAAGATTTGACAGCGGGCGATTATGCTAATATTTATGCTACTTGTGCAGGTACTGTTGTTTATAGTCAATTTAATGAGGGCGGTTTTGGATATTTAGTTGTAATACAAGATTTTGTTGATAATGAGTATTTCCATTTTTATGGTCATATGGATTCAAAAAGTCCATTATCTGTTGGTGACATTGTTTCAAGGGGTGCATACATAGGCGTACAAGGTAATACAGGCGATAGTACTTTTAATCACCTACACTATGAGATATCAAAGGGCTTTAATACAAGTGATTGGAGTTATGGCAGTATTAATCCGTCAGAATTTTTGAAAGCAAGGTATCCTAATGAAGAAATATACCCGAATGAAGTAGGTGAATATTAATGAATCTTGGTTATATAACTGATTTAAATATTGATAATTTTACAAGAGGGTTGGAAACAGAAGTAAATAAAAATTTAAAAACTATTGATGGTTATACACCTAAAAATAACAAGTGTTTTATTTATCCATATAATTATTTAGAGTTAACTAATAATAGTGGTGGTAAAATAATTATAAAATACGAGTTATTTGACAAGGTAAATAATACAACTGCTAAATTTAGTTATTACCCCGTTGTATCATCAACGCCTAATTTATTTGTCACTCCACAAGATTATTTAGGTGCAAAAAATAATTTTGATTACAGTATATCCTATGCAAATTTTCCGCAACTGCCGTGGAATTATGATTTATTTAAAAATTGGTGTGCATTAAATAATAACTCACTCAATGTTAATTTTGCACAACAAGCTATATCAATTGGTAGTGCTATTGCAAGTAAAAATCCGTTATCTGCTGTTAGTACTGCAACAAGCATTATAAGTGATATAGCAGATATGGCAGACAAAAATAGTATACCTCCAGAGACTAAAGGCAGTGTACAAGGTAATGCTTTAATTTATTCGGGCGGTGCGGGAGTTTTTGCACAACAAAAATGTTGCAGAGCAGAGTATATCAATATAATTGATAATTACTTTACAAGATTCGGCTATGCAGTTAATTGCATTAAAAAACCTAATTTTAAGACAAGACCGGCATTTAACTATTTAGAGACAGCTAATATTGACATTAGTGGTACATTTCCCCGTGAGGATAAACAAAAATTATGTAATTTATTTAACAATGGAATAACTGTATGGCATAATCCCGAACAATTCGGTGATTTTGATGTAGCTAATTTTCCGGAAATAAGGTGATAAATTGAAAGTTAACATTAACCCTGAATACAGAAATTTTGCTAATGTTGCAGGAAAAAATAATGCAACTTATTTAGACTATTACGAGAGATTGCGTCTATTAGCTTTATCAAGATTTCAATGGTTAAATTTGCCTAAAACAATGGACGAAAGATTTTTAGAACGTACTTTGTATAGTTGTGGTTTAGGTGCATTTGTATTTGATGATGATTTAGGCTTTATTAATTTAAAATGTACACCATCAAATAGTTTAAATATTTACGAAAATGCCACAGAATATACATGTTTTAGCCTTACATATAATAAAAAATTTAAAGAAGATGACTTAGTCTTAGTTAGAAACAATCTTGATAATTTGCCAACTGATATGACAATCCAATTATTTGCAGAAAGACTAGCAAATGCTGAAAGAATAATTGATGTTAATATTAATGCACAAAAAACACCTGTTTTACTCAAATGTCCAGAAAATTTAAGACTAACATTAAAAAATTTATATATGCAATATGACGGTAATGAGCCCTTTATTTTTGGCGATAAGGAGTTGGATATTGATACTCTAGCAGTTTTAAAAACAGACGCTCCATATGTGGCGGATAAAATCGCTGAATATAAGCGTAATTTGTGGAGTGACGCATTAACATTTTTAGGTTTAAATAATGTAGCAACAGAAAAAGGGGAAAGATTGATAACTGATGAAGTTAACGCAAATAATGAAATGGTATCTTTATCCGCCGAAACAATGCTTTTAACGAGGAAAAAAGCTTGTGAAGATTTTAATGAAAAATTTAATATGAATATTGATGTTAAATTAAGGACGTTTAATAATAAATTATATGATAATAATTATACACCTGAAATGGACGGTGAATTAAATGAGTAAATACACAGTTGAGTTAAGATTTTTGATTGAAAATAACTTTGACCTTGATTTAAAACAATACCCAATATTTGATGAAAACTATAGAGACATATTAAATAATAAAATTATAAAACACTTCTATTTTCGAGAAATTGGATTTGAAACAGCTGAACTTTTTAAATTTTATTTAAACAGAACAATGACGGAAATTATGCCTTTATATAATCAATATTATAAGTCATGTTTACTTGAGTTTAACCCGCTATATAATGTTGATAAAACAGAGACATTTAAAAAAGATGTTGATGATAATATTGTTTTTGATGGTTGGAGTACGGATAGTGCAGATACAAATCAACAAACTACAGATAATAAAACATCTAACACAAACTCTAATAGTACATCAGTAACAACAGGTAATATTAAAACTGATACAGATAATCTTGATGTTGGTAGCGATACTCCACAGGGTATGCTTGCAATTGGTGATATAAAATCACATACTTATGCGTCAAAAGCACAACTTACAGATGGCACACAAACAGTTAATTATAATAATTATACTGTTAATAACAAATCAACAAGTGATACAACAGATAATGATAAATTAATATCGACTACTGATTATAATGACATTAAAGCTACGGGTACAAATCAAAATCAAAATACAGTTGAAAATTACACACGCCATGTATTAGGAAAATCTGAGGGTGAAACATATTCAGAAATGCTAATTAAATTTAGAGATACATTTATAAATGTCGATATGATGGTAATAAATGAGTTAAATTCGTTATTTATGTTAATTTATTGAGGAGGTAAAAATGAAAATTTTTGATAATGAAAAAGAACAAAAAAATTATTTTGATGAAACAAAAAATAAATTTTATCAATCAGGTAAAACATTTTTTAATATTTCTTCTGCAACAATATTGATTGCAATTATTGTTGCAATAGTAAAATATATTGTGGGAGGTATTTTATTATGAGTGAGCCATTTAATAGTCAAGCACCACATTTTTTAACTAAAGTTAAAACATATTGCAATAAAGTCCTGCCTTTGGTTTTTGATAATTCATTGTCTTACTATGAGACACTATGCCATTTTACAAATAAATTAAATGAGATAATAAAAACGGTCAACGCACAAAATCTAAATATAATAGAATTTACCCACATGATAGAAGTGGAAATAGAAAAATTTGAAGCATATATTGAAAACCGTATGGATGAATATGAAAATGAACTAAAAAAACAATGGGAAGAATTTAAAGCTGAATTAAATCAAGCTTGGGAAGATTATAAGACGGAAATTAATCAACAATGGAAAGAATATCAAGACAAAATTAACGGTGAATGGGATAACGAAAAAAGAATTAATGAAGAATTTAGAAATAAACTGTTGACTGAATGGGAAACTTTTTCAGAAGAACTTAAAAGAGATCAAAATAATTTTGAAAATCACATGGTACAACTTTTTAACGATTTCACGAGCGATGAAAGCACTGCAAGAACAGAATTTGAAAAAACTTTCCAACAACTTTTTGAACAGTGGAAAGTCGACACATTAAATGCTTTAAATAATGGTATAAACACATGGGAGAGTAACACACAAACTACTTTATTACAATATATAGATAGACAAATGACCGAATATCAAAATACTATAATACAACAACTAAATAAAAGTGACGAAAAATTTACGAAAGAAATCGAACAAGAAAAAACATTAAGGGAATCAGCAGATACAAATTTACAAACACAAATAAATCAGCTAACACCAGAGGGCAGTATTAAAGCTGATAATATTGACGCTGATGGTAATACACAATTATATATTGTAGATAATGACACACAACAAAGGCAAGATATTTTTCCTATAGTTAAAAATAATGACAATAATGGAAACATAACATATTTAAATCGTGAAAATGGTGTAGCTGTTAACACAGCATATTTTTACATCGAAAATAGTGTTAACTCATTTATTATAGCTAATAACAATAACTTAACTCCAGATACATTTATAGATGACGGTATTTTAATACCTAAAAATTTAATTAAAAATTTAGGTGAATATGACACACCCGCAAAAGCATTGTTATCGTTATCAATTACATTAACTCAAATAACTAACACAATAATTAATGCAATCGTTATGTTAGTTTTAGGTAGCAATGTTAAATTTGTTAATTATAGTGGTGTTGACTATTTATCAATACCATTGCTATTAAAAGCTAACTTTAATGACAACTCCACCTCTATAGGTACAGGACGTCTTAGATATATGATTTCCATCACTGCAAGTTAAATCATTTACATATTGTTGCTTGATTGTAGCGTGATTTGCGTTACTTAATTGTAACATAATGTTAG